GACGTCGATGATCCATTCATCGCACTCCTCAGTAGGCTGTCGGGGTCTGGGGTCAATTGATGACGCCATACTACGACCTCGACGGGATCACGATTTACCACGGTGATTGCATCATCTACCGACCAAAAGGTTCAATCGTATATCGACGCGGTTCTCGCTGATCGAGTCGTTGTTTGTAAGACTATTCGAGCCGCAGTCGAGCGACACGTCCGAGACCTAGAGCGGGCGGAGAACGACCCAAAGTTCCCGTTCCGATACGACCCCATCAGGGCATCGATCGCGCTTGATTTCATCGAGATGATCATTAAGCATTCTACGGGCGAGTTCGCTGGCCTCCCGTTCCTCCTTGAACCTTGGCAGGCGTTCGGAATCGCGATGATGTTCGGGTGGGTTCGCGTCGACGACAACAGCCGGAGGTTCCGCAAAGTCTACTGGTCGATGGGGCGCAAGAATGGCAAGTCCATGATTGGGGCGGCGCTGGCACTGTTTCTAGCATCGATGGATATCAACCCCATCACGATGACCCCCGAGGCGGTCGCCGAAATCGTCTTATCTGCTACGAAGCGTGAGCAGGTTGAGAAGGTTATCTATCAGGAGATCGAGAGGATGCGTGTGCAGTCTCCGATCCTGATGCAACGCTCGACCGATATCAACAAACAGATCAAATTCGGTCACAACGACGGGACGATCATCTGCGTCGGATCGGATAAACCGTACGACGGGCTGAATCCCTCCGCCGTTATCATGGATGAGGTCCACGCCTGGAGGGAGCGGCACCGTGAATTTTATAACACGATGCAGACCGGATCGATCAATCGCGTACAGCCGCTACTGATCACGCTCACGACCGCCGGAGACGACAAGAGCTACATTTGGCTGGAGGAGTATCGATACGCGAAAAACGTGGTCCTCGACGTCTACAAAGATGAATCGTTATTCGCGTTCATCTTTGAGATCGATGATGGCGACGACCCGCTTGACCCCGAGATGTGGATTAAGGCGAACCCGAATCTGCACGTCTCGGTCAGGTTCTCGTTTCTCGAGGAGGAGGCTAACCGAGCGGCACATAGCAAACTCATTAAGAATCGTTTCACGCGATACCACGCGAACCAACTCGTCACGTCGACGGAGGCAGCGTTTGAGATTCCGCAATGGGATCGGTGTTGCGGGAAGCTCTCCGATTGGAACGAAGCCGATGCGATTGGAGTCGGTATCGACTTGGGCGGTCGTGACGACTTCGCCGCCTGGGGTGCTGTCGCTCGATTCATCCACAGCGTGAAGAAAGTGGACGAGGAAGCGGACAAAAAGGATCTCGAGGACGGGAAGCAGGAGGAGTCAATCTATAATTTCCGCTACGAAATCAGGGCACACGTCTACATCGCTGAGGATACCGAGCGAGATCTCACTCAGGCACCGTTCGCCCAATGGGTCCAGGATGGAAGGATCAAGGTTGTCAAGTACCCGATCTCTGAGATGATCAGGGATATCCTCGCTTTTGCCGATGAATATGAGATCGAGGATGCGGCGTACGACCCAGCCGGAGGGCAGACGATGGCGGAGATGCTCGAGCAAGAGGGGATTATTGCCGCTCGAATGCCCCAAACGTACGCGATGTTTAACGAGCCTCTGAACGACTTCAAGCAAGCGATGAGCGACGGCAGGTTGTTACACGATGGCTGTCCTGTGCTACGCTGGTGCATCGGTAACGCAGTAGCGTGTCGTGACCGGCAAGACCGTTGGATGCTCGACAAAAAAAGTTCGATCGAGAAAATTGATCCAGCGGTGTCCGTGGTCATGGGTTATCGGCGAGCGATGGTCGCAGCCGGGAGGAGTACCGATAACAATCTCATTGTGACTCAATCGTAGGTCCAACAATGGTAAACGGGATGACGGAGTTTCGGCCGTTCGAGAATACGGTCGAGCGAGTTCTTACCGCGCTCAACCAGTCGACCAGTGGGATTTCCAACCCGGAGCAATGGCTGATCGAAGCGCTCACGGGGTCAAGGAACGAGAACCAGATACCCGTTACCGAGTACAGCGCTCTTGGCTGGCCTCCACTCTGGGCGACCGTATCGAGGATCTCCGGCCACGTAGCCACGATGCCTCTGGAGATCAAGCGCGAGACCGAGGACGGCGGTTTCACCAAAGTTAAAGACCCGAGGAACCAACTCTGGGAGTCGCCGAACAACTGGCAGACCGGCAGCACGCTCAAGGAACTTATGCAGATGAACGCGCTCCTCCACGGCAACGGTCGCGCGCTGATCGTGAGGGACTCAACCGGGATGCCAATCGAGCTGGTACCACTCCTGGCGTTCAATACTCGGACGGTCTTGGTCGAGGGCGAAAAGTTTCATTGGGTCATCGCTCCCCAGTTCTGGAATTATTCGCTGGGAGTTCTCGAGCCAGGTCGCAGCTTCCACCTCCACGATGACGACGTTCTGCATATCCCTGGGCTCGGAGGCAACGGCGCGTGGGGCTACTCGATTATCCATATGTTTCGAGAGTCGATTGGTCTTGGGCTCTCCGGCCAAGCCGCGGCGCTACAATCCTTCAACAACATGGGCAGGCCGGGAATCATCCTTGAGGCACCGATCGGGAAGTTCCGGGACCCGAAGAAAGCTGATGACTTTCTCAAACAATTCGATGCGAGCCAGGCCGGGATCGATAACAGCGGCAAGACTGCGATGCTCCGAGAGGGAGTGCAGGCCAAGATCCTCTCAATGAACCACGAGGATTCTCAGTTTCTGGATCAGAGGAAGTTCCAGCGCGACGACGCCCAGCTCATCATGTTCCTTGAAATACTGATGGGCGAAAAGGGACCGTACAAGTCGATTACGGAGAAGAACACGCAGTACATGATTAACTGCCTGAGTCGGTGGATCGTCAAATGGGAACAAGAATGCGATCGCAAGCTACGAACCGAGCAAGAGAAGCTAGAGAACGTCCTGAAGTTCAAGTTTGACCCCACCTTTTTAGTGACTGGTGATCCGATTAGCCTCGCCATTTACACCGGCAAGCTACGTGAGCAGGGCGCCATGTCCGGCAACGAGGTCCGTCGCAAGCACAACCTACCAAAGATTGACGATCCGGCCTTGGAGACGTTCAGCAACCCGAATACAACTCCAGGTGAAGCGCCTGACGAGGACAAGGACAACGATAAGGATCGACTCGAGAACGACGATCGGCTCGAGAAAGACAAACTGCGGGACGTAGCACGGAACGCCATCGGTAGCCGTATCAAGCGAGTGGCGGGTGCTGAGATCGATCGTGTCCAGCGTGCAGCTCGAAAAGGTAAGAACACCCTCAAAACGATTGAGACGTTCTACGACAAGTTTGAGTCTGATCTCGGGGATGCGGTGAAGGAACTCGGTGGAGACCCCGAGGATGCCTACAAATACGTCAGCGAGTCGATGGGCCAGATAAGAGACATCGCGGCCGTAACCGACACGAGCCAGCTACCAAGTGCGATCTCTGGCCTCGTGACCTCCGCGGCGTGGAACGATCGAGCTGACCAACTGACCGATAGAATCCTCCAAGGAGCCTGCCATGTTTGATTTTAATACCGAGACCGGCCAGATCCGAATTTATGGGATCATCACCCAATATGGCCACGACGATGAATTCCCCGGCGAGATCAGCCCGACTGACCTGATGAAAGCATTCGACGCGATGGACGGGAAAGACGTCACGATCATCGTTAAATCCGAAGGCGGTGAGATTTCGAGCGGTTTGAGTATGTTCAACCAGATCGAAAACTACTCGGGCCGGGTTATCGCGGAGGTCGATGCCCAGGCGGCGAGCATCTCGAGCGTATTCATCTTGGCGGCAGATGAGGTCCTGATGCGACGGAGAAGCGAATTATTCATTCACGATCCTTGGTCGATCGTGATGGGGAACGCCGTCGAGTTCCGCAAGACCGCAGACTACCTGGACGCTCTCGCGATGGAAATTGCGTCAGTCTACGCTGATAGAGCGGGTGGAACCGTCCAATCTTGGTTCGATCGAATGCGAGAAACGGAGCGTTTTTCGTCCGAGGAAGCACTGGAAGAGGGCTTGATCGATGGCATCGTTGGGAAGGTTCACAAACACCATCCGAAGGATCAAAGACTCCCTGGACCCGTCGCGCGGATGAACTGGGCTCTCGGGAATTCGCTTGACAAGCGCCGGAGGGCACGACAAGCTACCGGATGAACACACGGCGCAGCGGCGTCGTGAGTCTCTCTCGGGTTCCTCGTTAGAGTTCCTGTAGGGTGATCGCTGGTTCGATCTCAAGATCGTTTACCACTCTCCCTACCCCCATTTCGGACTCACGATATGACCCTGAAAGCCCAGTTGGAAGGTCTCAACTCTCGTCAGCAAGAGATCGCGACGGAGATCGAAGCATTCGGCGAAGTCGATCCCAAGGACGAAGCAGCGTACGCCATCGCACTCGAGCAGGTTGGCGTTCTCAACAAAGAATTCGACACGAACGAAAAGCAGACCGACGTGCTCGGTCAAGCATACGCTCGCACCGTGAAGGCAAGGAACAACCTCGCACTCAACGCGATCCCACCAGGGAGTACACCCGACAGTATGGGCCCCGGAATCGGGGAGAAAGGTGGACCGGCGAACGTCGGCGAAGCATTGGAAGCGTGGGACCGAATCCGCCTGCCCGCAAAGGCTCGGTTCTACAAATCCAAAGTCTACGACTCTGACGAGATCGCATTTTTCAGCGGTCTGTCGCTGATGGCGATGGTCGGAAACCGCTGGGCAATCAACCGGCTCAATGATGTCGACTTTCAAATTCAGGGAGTAAAGGCACCACAAAACGCGATGGAAGGCGGTACCGATTCGCTCGGTGGATTCGCTGTACCGCTTCCGATGGCGGCAGAGATCATTCGACTGGTCGAGGAGTTCGGAGTCTTCCGCCAGAACACTCGCGTGATGCCGATGACGTCCGCAACGCTGGACGTTCCGAAACGAACGGCTGGCCTGACGGTGTTCTACCCGGGCGAAGGTGTCGCTATTACGCCGAGTGATTTGACGTTCGGTCAGGTCAATCTCGTCGCGAAGAAGGCGGCCACGTTGAGCCTATGGTCAACGGAACTGGACGAGGATGCCATCATTTCGATGACCGATCTGATCACGACAGAGATCGCTTTTGCGTTCGCGCAGGCGGAGGACCTGAATAGCTTCCTTGGCGACGGGACCTCCGGGTTTAATTCAATCACCGGCATTTCAAATGCGCTCGATGATGGGGCGAAGGTGGTGAGTGCCGGAAGTACCGGGGCGAGTCTTTGGACTGATACCACATTGGCTAATTACCACGAGATGGTTGGTAAGTTGAAGTGGTACCCAGGCATTCGACCGAAATGGTACATCAACCATCAGGGTTTTTCGGAGTCGATCCAAGGGATTCTGTACGCTCTTGGTGGCAATACGACGAACACTGGCGCAGCGGGGACCCCGATGGAGTTCCTCGGGTATCCGGTCGTCAGGACGCAAGTGTTGACTCGTGAC